ATCCATTGCATCTCTTAAAGCATATGCAGCATTGTCTGAAGCTACAGCTTGGAAGTTAACGTGAGAGAATCTCTTCTCTAAGTCATCAATCTTAAATGAAAAAGATTTAGCTTGGTCAATAGTAAGAACAAGTTCTTGGTCAGTTAAGTTAGTTGCAGTTACAGCTAGACCTCTAGTGTAGTCAGCAACTGAGATTTGAGGTTCTTTGATGATGTTTACTGTATCACCAAAGCTTGATATTTCGCCCATATAGTCTGTGTTACAGATTGCTTCTGCAACAGCAGCTTTTCTTAGAGCTATTTGTACTTTCTTTGAATAGATTTCAGGTATAAAGAAACCATTTGTTTGACCTGCAACACCTAATCCAAAGTTATAAGTTGAACCACCAGCAAATTTTGCCATAGTTTTACTCCTTTAGTTTATTGGTTAATAAAAAAATAAGCAGAATTAATCTATAATTCTACCTTCTCTTTGAGCTTTTACAATATCTTTTTCATATCGTATAAACTCTTCATCTGATAGTTTTAAAATATCAGACCTTTTGAAGAAAGGTTCTTTAGAGTCAGGTATCTGAGCTTGTTCATTAGTTTTAACTAATAAGTCAGCACCTTCATTCTTCAGTTTTTTCTTCTCAGTTTTTTTATCAAATCCAAGTCCTCGGTCCTTCTTATACAGGTCGATTGCTCTTGCAGCTAAAGCTCCATTAGAATTATTTTCATATATCCATTTTTTAATTTCCATTGGTTGAACATCAGCCCAATCATGAAAATCATCTGACTCTTTTATTTGTTCAAAGTCTGGATGATATTTTGAAAGTTCAAGTTCAGCTTCTCTTTGTTGTAAAGTAGTATTAGCTTTCTTTAAACTCTCTAACTCTTCTTGTAAACTTTTAACCTCGTTTTGAGATTGCAAGTGAGATACAGTTTCCACAACTCCATATATATCAGGGTAATCATTTTTAAAAGCATCTAGCTCTTCTTTAGATTTTGGTGGTGTGTACTTAGGTCTATTCTCTTGAAGTTGTACTTTAAGTTCCTGTTCCTTACTACTCCATTCACCAAGTTTCCTGTCATAATATCGTTTAAGGTCGTCATATCTTTTTTTGTAATCAACTTTTGTATAGGGGTTAGATTCTACATTTAATGCAGAGTCTTGAACCTTATCCATAGTTGCTGAAGTATCTTCAGTATTATCTTCTGGGTTGCTATTAGCAGTAGCAGTTGATAAACTTCTGTTACCATCAGGGTTTGGCACAAACAAACCAGTATCAGCAGATGTTCTTTCTTGTGGCATTACATTATCTGTGTGCCAAGATTTTTTTCTGTTGTATGGGTTTGCTTCGGCTTCTTGTCTTCCTTCTTCGTTTTTACTCATGTTGTCCTCCTTTAGGGCTTCTTAACTGAAGGTAGCTAAGGCAGGTGTTTTTGTTTAAAACGAAACTACAAGGGCTTATAATAAAAATTACTATAAGGTAGCTTGTCTATTCATAGAGTTACCTTTCTCTATAAATTCTTTATACTATCTCTTCTGGTTCTTCTTGAGATTTAATTCCAGCATCATAAGCTTCTTCAGCTTGTTTCATCATCTTTCTTAATTTGTCTACACCAATGTTCTTAACTGCTTTTGCTGTAAATACAAATTCACCATCTGATAATAGTGCTGGGATAGAGTCTGAAGTACCTGTTCCAGGTCCTGTCACTTCTCCATCTTCTGTAAATTCTGTTGCGACTAATTTAGGAATAATAGATTCTAGTTCTGGATGCATTTCTACTGCATCATCTAAAACTTTTTCTTCTTCTTCTGATAAAGCTGAAGTATCAATGATTGCATCCATACTTTCTAATTCTTCATCAGATATATCTTCTTCATCATCCATAGGCATTTCTTCTTCCATACCCATAGGTTGTAATAAAGATTCGTTTTCTTCTGCTTCCATTTCTTCCATAACTGGCATCTCTTCTTCAGGTGATTCATCTTCAACAATATCACCTTCAGCATATGATTGATAGTCTGGTCGTTGGTCGTACTTACCTCTTTCTACACCTACCATTCCACCTAAAGCCATTTTAGGTTTAACATTTTTAGATGCTTTGTAAGATTCTAATTCTTGTTCTTGAGCTTCTGTTAATTCTAAACCTGAATCTTTCATAGCTTCAAGTTTTTCCATCTTTCTCATTTCAATAACTTCTCTAGTAGATAAATCACCATCAACAAATTTAACTCGGTCCATTATTCCACCTTGATTAAATCTTGTTCTAGTTTTATCTAGAACTCTAGAAGGTAATCCTTTTCTAGCTGACATAGGAGTATTAACATCATATGGTGTAATACCATCTGATTCTTCATCTTGTTTTGCAATATAAGGTGGCATAGACATTAGTCCACCTGTAGCCATTTTTTTCGCTTTAATCTTTTTCATTTATACTCCTTGCTTAATTATAACAATATTAACTATATAAGTCAACACTAATATTATTTTACTATCTCTCTAACATTATTGGGCAGGTTCTTCAACTTGTCCAGTAAATTCCATCTCCCCTGGCATTGGTGTATTACCAGGTCCGATTGGGCTTTCGCCATTTCCAGGGCTGTTTGCTCCTGAAGCTTGTGGAGGTATTCCTCCATTGTTACCCATTGCTCCGAGTTCACCAGGGATAGGAGCTTGTGGGCTAGTTCCTTTGTTAGCATTTTGTTGTCCTATTATTTTTGCATAGATTTCTGCTTCATCTTTTGTATTTAAAATTTCTGCTGGGTCTAAATCTAAAGAGAAAGCTAATTCTTTTATTACTTCTGACATTCTAACAAAAGGTGCAATAGCAGGATTCTGCACAGTTTGTAAGAACATAGTTAATCTTTGACTTCTAACTTCTTTCTTCATTAAAGAAGAACTACCTGTTGCTCTGATTTCTAAATCACCTTCAATAGGTAAGTCACCTTCATAGAATTGCATATTCCATTGGAACATTGCTTCACCTAAAGGTTTAATTAGTTGGTCATCAATATTTTTAATTACTGTTTTAATGTTTAGTGATGCTGCACCCATCAACATTGACATCCCTGATGCTGTTCTTGTCATTGATTGAACACCAGTTTGTCCATGTGAGTAAGATGGTAAACCAGTAGATTCATCTGCTAGTTGTCTAAACTTATCAAACATCTGCATATTTTCTACTGCAGTATTTGGAAACTTTAATCCATAGATTGATTGACCAGGTACACCAGCTTGTCTTTTAAAAATCTTACCAGGAAATACTTCCATAGTTTGATTAGAAGCTAATGCTGATTCATCAACATCAAATACTAAGTTACCAGCTAATGCTAAGTTATCAATTGCCATTCTTGCATGACCATTCATAATCTGTTGTGCATCATCCATGTTTTCTGGAACACCAATACCAAAAAATGTATATGGATTTTTTTCATATACAAAAGCTTGATAAGGAGTTCTAAAAGGTTTAAATGGATTCTCAACAATTCTAATTACTTTGTCTCTAACCATCCAAACATTAACTTGAACTTCTTGAGTATCATCTATAGACTCATCTATATCTAATCCTTCTTCTCTAGCACTTAATGCATCTATTGTTCCCCAGTATTCTAATACTTCAAATCTATTATTTTCAATATCAGGATACTGACTTTTTTCTAAATCAATATCTGTTTCCCAAGATTTTTTATTATACTTAGCACCCATCTTTAAACATTCAATGATTGCATCTTTTCTAAAGTAAGGTCTGTTTGCTAAATCTAAAAATTGATTTCTATTTAATCTGTGTCTTTGAATTACAAATTCTGCTTCATCCATTGTTCTAGCATTAGGGTCTGGATAAAAATCCCATACACTTACAAATTCCATCTTAGGAACTTTAACAGTTATAGGTGTATACTCTCTACCATTTCCAGTATTAGTATACTTGTGTAAAGTTTTGTTATAAGTAAATGGTCCTTTGATAATTCCTGTTCCTAATAAACAAGCTTCAAAGATTGCGTTTCTTAATTCAACACTTCCATTTGATTCATCAATTTGGTCTAAGATTAATTTCTCTAATCTTCTTGCTGCAATTTGTGCAGGTTTAATTTGTGGCATCTCAGGACTTGGAGCTGGACCTTCACTTAAATTTGCATCTTCATATTCTTCTTTAAGTCCACCTAAAAAATGAGATTCTAAAGAACGAAAGGTTGCACCAGGAGCTAAGTCATTACCATCACCAGGAAAACCTAAACCACCATTTGGTTGTGGTGGTAAATCCATTTGTGCACCAGGAACATAATCCATGTTACCTTCAATACCAGGAATAGGTTCTTCATTTTCATTTAAACCCATTTGTTCTTTTAATGGATTAAGATGAGCATACTCTGCTATACCTTCAGGTACTCTTGTTTCTTGAATAGTTAATGGAAATTTATTTGCACCGAATAGTACATCTATCAATTGACCATATGCTGCTAGTACTTTTGTCTTAGTAACTTTAACAAAGACTCTAGATTTCTCATGGTCTCTAAAAGCTACATTCTTAAAATATCTTCCTCGATAATTATGGAAAGCTTGTAGCCATCTATCTTCATCATCTTCTCTTGTAGTTTCACATTGTTGAAATCTTGAATTAATTTTTCCAACAAGAGCAGAAATTTTTTCTTCCTCAGCTTCTGGTTGAACTGGGTTTAAGTTCTCTTTAATCTGGTCGTAGGTAGCCATATATAATTCCTTAAATTATTTGTGCAGTAATATAATAATACACTTATTATTAGACCTTGTCAACTATTTTTTTAATTTCTACGATTACACTATTAGGTATAATTGTGCTGTTACCAATTTCTTCTATTGTTCCTGAATCTTCATCTGACAAAGAATAGTCTCCAAATATTCTAGTCACTCCATTACTCTGAGTTATTAAATGTCCTTTAGTTACACATATAGGTAGTTTTGCTTTCTTACATCCTTCAATAGATTGCCATGAGCTATCCGAGCAAATATCAAGCCAGTATACAGCTACTAAAGGATATCTATCTATTTCTCGTTTAGCTTTGGGATTTAATTTAATTTTTCTTTTAACCATTATTTTTCTTTTCCTCCCTAGCTTTTGTTGCTTTATTAAATCCTTTAGTTGCTTTACCATAAGGTTTAAATTCTTCTTTACCATTTACACTTGTACTTTTACACCAATCAGTAAACTGGTCTTTCATACCACCACCATCAGCATATTTAAATATATTAATCTTAAATACTTGTTGTATATTATCTTGTTTTAAGTATTCTACTAATTCATCATATGACATTATCTCATCATATTCTTCATTTGTTTTTTTGTTTTTAAATGTATATACAGGCATATTAGTATCCAAAAGTTGGGTCAGAAGGTGTCCATCTCTTCTTGTTAGTCATTTCTTCCCATACTGATGTAGTTCTAGGTCTAGACATAATTAAATATCTAAGAGCATCATACGCATGGTCTGAAGCTTTAGTGTCTACATCTTCTGGTCTATTAGGGTCAATTGGTATTGATTGTATTTCCCTAATTAGATTAGGGCAAGATTTAAATATCTGGAGTTTGGGTCGACCATTGTCGTTTAATTTTAATCTCTCATGTATTTGTATCTTACCCTGAATTCTGTTCTTATCAGCTCTTCTAAGCTTATGTCCTGCAATAGTTAGTACTTCCCCTACTGTTGGACCTGAAGCACCTGTCCTAGACCATGCTGCTGTGTCTAACACCCCTGAAACAGATAGTCTATCCTCTTTCTCAAATTCAAATATTCTTTTAGCTAGGTCTTCACCTGTTAAACCTTTTTCATATAGTTCTCTATAAATAATTAATGTTTCATCTGAAGGGTCTACTGCTCCCCAGACAACTGCAGATTCTGCTGCATAACCATAGTCAATTCCTTTTACTCTAACCCAATGTTTAGGTAATTCAAATGGGTCAATGCAATGTGTATCATAATCAAATTCTGTAAAGGCTGCACCTTCGGCAACATCCCAGTTACCATCTAGTAATTGTTTCCTTTGTATTGCAGGTAATGATTGTAACATCTGTTCATACTTACCATCATCAGATAGATATGGGTTATCTTCTAATCTAGCTGGTATAAACTTTCTTGTTATCTTATCCTGTCCAACAAAAGATTCATTAGGAGGACTTGGGTCTAGATACCTTTTTTTGACCCAATTACCTCCAACTCCACCTGGGTTTGCAGTACACCGAATGTAGCATTGTATTGCATTATTAGTTGTTCTCAATCGTGATTGCAAATATTGAAGTGGGAATTCTGTAGGATACTGTGTTAGCTCGTCAATCCCTATCCAGGTATACGATTGACCTTGGTATCTATATACATCAGCATCTCTATCAAGGTAACCAAACTCCAATGAAGCTCCAGAAGGAAATCTCCAAATCTTTTCAACCTCTCTAAACCTTGCACCTTTAAAAGCTCTTGGGTACAGTTCTCTAGATTTGTCTATTAGTTCTCTTAATTCAGGCATTGACTTTCTAAGTAACAATGCTCTATGTTCTCTGATGTGCATAAATCTTAATGGGTCAACAAGCATGGCATATGATTTACCACCTCCTGCTGCTCCACCATACAGTACATCTTGTTCAGGTGCAGCTAAAAAATCTGTCTGTGGACCTGAGTTTGGTTTAAATACTATTCTTTCTTTTTCCTCTTCAAGGAGTTCTTTAACAGGGTTAGGAAGGTTATCGTACTGAGTATCTTCCATGACCGAGCCTTGCTTAGTTTCTTTGTTTGTTTCTGCATTTTGTACAATCTGTAAAGCTTCTTTTTTATCTCGAAGTCGTTTTGTTTTATTTTCTAAATTCTTTTTTAATTTAGCTATTTCTTTCTCTTTAGCCTTAACAGCTTTTCTAGAAGCTATCTTAGCTTTGTGTTCATAACCATAGTTATATTGTCGTTTTGGTTTCTCTTCACTCATTCTTATTTAACAAACTTGGTATGGATTGATTAACTGATACTGGTTTATCTTTGTCTATGATTTTCTTTAAACCCATAGCTGATAGTTTTCTACCAGTCTGGTGTTCTAATATCTCAACTGCTCCTCTTAAACTAAAAGCACCTGACTTAACACCCTCTTTCATTTCATTTAAAGCTGAGACTTCTTTGTCAACAACCTCTAATGTTTTATTATCATTACTTAACTTATATCCAAAAGGAATAGTAGAACTATTTCTCTTCATCATCTATCTCCACCTCTTCTGCATTAACATCAATTAGTTTTTCTTTTGCTGGTATAATGAATATACCTGATGCTGCTGTATGCGTAACATCTAATTTATCTCGTTTTGCAATACCTACTCTATCCAACAATGTTTGAGCTGCTGCTAACTTAGCATTGACTTGAGGGATTGGGTCATCACTTTCTAATATCTCCACTAATTTTTGACTGGCTCGTGGTGCTGACTTAGCTAGAATCTTTGTGGCGACATCTACTATCTCATCCTTTAGGGAATCTACTACATTAGATTTAGAACTGTCAGCATACCCTGCTTCTTTTAGAGCTAGGTTTATATCTCCTTTAGCAACACCACCTAGTGCTGTAAGGAAATGCTTTTGTTGGTCTGTTAGTTTTCTTTGTTTATCTGAATTGGTTGGTAGGAAGTTATTGCTCATGTTGTTATTATAACAAGTTTACAGCTAGTTGACAACATATTTTATTTATTTATTTATTTTTATGTTGACAAATGCAGAAGTAGGTGTATAATATAATTAGTGTCTCTCCAGAGGGTGAAGCACCTATACCTCTCTGGGGCAGTCCAGCAATATAGCAAGTCTCTTTATGAATCTTTGTAGCAGGGCGAGGCTATCTAGTTTACATCTAAATCTCTGTAAAATGTATAAGCAGTATATATACTACCCCACCACCCCCCTATGTCACTTATGTACCCCTTTTGTTCTCTTCTCTCAGAGGTTGTAAAATATATATAACAACTATATCTATAATTTATAATTAAATAGCTTTAAATATCTTTACAGGTTTACAGAGATAACAAGATTATCAAGCTTATATAAGATAAGATTAAAACCCTCAAACAATCTCAATAAATCTCAAGCTTACCAACACTAAAAACAATATTTCAATACCTCTAAAACCCTTGCCATATCTCAAGCTAAACAACCTAGAATTTTTGAAACTGGGGCATGGTCGTATTGCTTTTAATCTCTCACAATCTCTCAATACCTTAATAAATTAATTGTTAATAACTATCATTTATTGCTTGACTATTTTTAATTGCTTGACCTAGATTTTAAGCTATTTTTACAAATTATATTTAATATTTAAGCATTATTTATTTCTAAAAACTTTTATAAATTCTTTTTGATTTGTTTTATTTTGGCAAGAATTATTGAGTGTTCTTGCTTTGTTCCCCTGTGCATTATCGCCACACCCAAATTAATCGCTATTATCAATGCTTATTTAAGCAATAAAAATAATTATTTTATATCTTTTATTTTGTATCTAAATTATAAGTTTATTTATGAGAACAAAACAAAAATTAGACAAAAGAACTCGAGCAAGATTGCGAGAACTTCAAAAAGTTGAGAACCCTTATAATTTACTAGGTTCAAATTCAACTTATAGAGGGTTTTCAACTCATGGTGCTAAATCTAAAAGATGTTATTACCAAGCTATCTCAAATGTTAATCAAAATCAGTTAGCGAATTTTGTTGATAGTGGTAAATCTCAAAAAATATATAGCTAATTCGTAATTCTCTTTGTAGTTGAATTAGTACTGAAACCAAACAACTGGAGGTGGATTTATGTTGACTAATAAAGAAAAAAGAAAATTATATTTACAAGGTTATAAAGCTTTTAAAAGTGATAAACCTAGTAAAAATGAATATGATTTAAAAATGGTAAAAAAAATTAATGAATTTGCAAAAAATGGCAAAATCGCAATAGTTGTAAATAATGAATATTTTTATGATAGTTACGATTATGCTGTTGAGGGTTACGATTATGAAAATGTTTATTTTATAAAGGCTAATTATACAGCTTATAGACATTTTTTAAATGAAACTGAAAGATTTGCAGATAGCCCATACTCAATAAAAATAATAAAACAAAAATAACAATTGGAGGTTGAAAATGTTAAACAGAAAATACTATAAACACTTTGCAGATATTCTAAAAAAAGCAACAGAGGAGCAATATTTAGAAAACTCTGTAATTACAGGAACTATAGAAAATCACAAAGAACTAGGTATCATTAATGGAATTACTGAAAATTTAATTGAATTTTTTAGAAGTGATAACCCTAAATTTAATGAAGATACTTTTAGACAGGCAATGGAGATTAATTTTGAAGACTTAAAAAAACAAATGGAGGTTGAATAATGCTATTGTTAATATGGTTAATTTTAATAGGTGGTTGTTTGGTGGCAATGCTGACTGGAAATATATTATTATCTATAATATTATTTATTGCATTTTCTATTTCGGTTGCTTATAGTTTCATTAATAATTTATAAAAATAAAAATAAAAATGGAGGTTGCATGAATGTAAGTACAGTTGCTCAAGCTATAGAATATAAACAAGGACATTATAATTTAATATTATGGGGTTTAAATCATGGTTATAATATAACTATCCTTGATGAGAACAAAGAT